CAAAATGGGGTATATGATAACCTATGCGGAGTGTATAAAATGACAGATATTTATTCACTACAGTTTGACCCCCAGAAGATATCACACCAACAAGAAGAATTAGGAATGATATTTGCTGACCTAGACACAGCTTGTGAACTAATGAAAAAAGAGGAAAAAATGATTGTTGCAGAATTGACACTTCAGTTTTCCAGACAAAAAATGTATAAGAATATGAAAGAACTTGATGGTTTAATATTTAACCACGACAAGTTTAGGGATTTCACTAATAGATATAGTGAAACCTTAAAAAAAAGGAACAGAGCCAAAATAAGGTTCGAATCCTTCAAAGCGTTTAGAGATGACCTAAGAACTAAGGTAGTCAATGAACGAGAACTGGCAAAAGTTAACTTATAGAAAGGAGTTTAAAATGCCAAAATCACAAAAGGAAAACATCCTAGAGTACCTAGAAATAGGTAACAAAATAACCCCACTCGAAGCCTTGTATCAGTTTGGCTCTTTTAGATTGAGTGCCATTATCTTTGAATTAAGGCAAGAGGGGTTCAATATCATTACGCACAAGAAAAAAGTCGATGGCAAAACCTTTGCGGAATATGAACTTGTAAGGGGTGAAAACAATGGTTGAGTATGATAATTCAAAAACTTTTCTTGAGTTCGAATTGCAAAGAAAAATTGATAAGCAGAAAGAACGAGGGTTATCTAAACATTCAAGTGATATTAGGGTTATGGACAACCTTATGGATGCTCTGCATGAGTATGTCACAAGGTTTGGTAAAGAAAGTAATGTTTATGCAGAATGTGTTCTTCTTTATGCTCAGATAAATAAAAACAAGAAGAAAACTAAAGAGTATATGGATTTGATATGAGGGAACATTTTGAAAAATTTGATTTGTTGCCTTTATCTTTCTCACATTTGAATGAGTTCGCTTTTTATCGTGAACGATGGGCGTTAAGGCGAATATTCGGGTATGAGTTCCCTACAAGTGCATCGGCTGTTAGGGGTCAGTCTGTTGAGTCTGGCATTAATATGTTTCTCAATGGAATACCGCTAGAAGAAGCCACAGAAAAAATGATGTCTGAATATGATGCAAACTGTTCAAGAATAAATGACCCAAAGATTGAGGATGAACGAAATAACTTAGTGCCACTTTTAAATCTAGGTACTAAGGAGTTTCAGAAATACGCTTACTCATGGAATCTATTGACCTATCAAAAAAAGGTAGAATTAGAGATAGAAACTATACCTTTTGTGGGTTATACGGACTTTCATTTTGAGGATAAAAAGACCAAAGAGGATTTTTATATCGACTTGAAAACGTCTAAAAGCCTACCGCAAAGGATTAGTATTTCACATTCTATGCAACAATCCATATATCAGTCAGCGACAAATTCTAAGCAAATCTTGTGGTATCTAAAGAACCCTACCAAAACAAAGGATGCTGAATTTATTGCTATGTCGCTAGATGATTATGGTGAGCCTATGCAGATATGTAAGCATATTCTAAATGTTATGGGTAATTACCTAAAAACTGTAGATACCCCAGATGACGTTAGAAACTCTCTAGTGCCTAATCCAGACAACTGGATATGGAAAGAGCAGACAGTTTTTAACGCAAGAAAAGAAGTGTGGGGGTATTAACCAAAAAACCCCTTTAGGTTTCGGCTTAGAGGGGTTACAATCAATTTAATTGGAGTTCAATATGATTATACACGAAAATTCAAAACCAACGCAGAAAATGAAAGCGTGGTATCTATTCACAGAAGATTTTATCGCAGGTACGCAACACCTTTCAGCACAGTCACTTGGCATATACATAAGGCTATTATGTTTTAACTGGAACAAGCGGTGTGCAGGTATACCAAAAGATAAGGAAACACAGTATAGGATAGCCAGTTGTTTTAGTAATTCTGAATGTAGTAGCTGTGATAACGTCATAAAAGAGTTCTTTGTGCTTGTTAATGACCACTACCAAAACGAAAGGCAACTTCAAGAATATCTTTATATTTCAAGGCGAATGGAAGCTTCAAAAGAAAATGGTAAGCTTGGTGGTAGACCAAAAAAACCTAGCACAGAACCTAAAGGTAACCTAGATAAAACCCCCCTAACCCCTACCCCTACCACTACCCCTAAAACAACCCCAGTAAGTTATGCACCCTTATTTTTGAAGTTTTGGGATAAAATAGCGAATAAAGTCAGCAAGGGAACAGCCGAAAAAAATTACATGAAGCTTGAAGACGAATGGATAGAAAAGCCAGAAGAACTAGCCGAAATGTATAATAAGTACTACAAATCGGTAGAAGACAAAAAGTTTGCTAAACAACCTGCTTATTGGCTATCCGCTAAGAAGTATGAAGATGAAAAACCCAAAGCACCCAGTACAGATAAGGTTGATATGTATTCCTTTAGACTCAAAGAATACAAAAAGGTTATACAAGAAAAAAAGTCTAGAAATTATGTTTCCCAATGGGCGGTACACAATTTATGGGAAGTTGAAAAAGCTATCAAGGAGAGTGAGTTTACCAAAGAGGAAGCTGAAACGTATCTCGATTTAAAAGGTTGGCTATAATGCTTGAGATTGTTACATTCACTATGTATCTCATTACTATCACAGATATAGAAACCGCTAATGTTGAAGTTCACCGCCTTGTATTTGATAACCATGCGGAATGTATAGCACTAGCAACAGCCATAAACCAAGTGCGTGACCCTATTTCTACAAAAAAGAATTGTCGTAGTGTCATAAACTATTATTGGGATTTGCCATGAATAAAGCACAAAAAATTTTAGGATTTGGTGACAATAGAGAAAAAAATGATTTCTATGCAACGCCACAAGAGTCAACAGAAAGCCTTTTAAGAGTTGCAAGTTTTAGGGGTGATATTTATGAACCCTGTTGCGGTCAAGGGCATATTTCAAAAGTTCTCAAAAAACATGGCTTCAATGTGTTTTCAAGTGACCTAGTAGATAGAGGATATGGAACACCACGCATAGATTTTCTCATGGAAACCCAGAAGCACGACAACATTATAACAAACCCACCATTTAAGAACGCATTAGAGTTTGCTGAAAAGGCTGTAGAACTAGCTAGGTATAAGGTGGCTTTACTTCTCAAACTTAGCTTTCTGGAAGGTGTAGCAAGGCGAGATTTCTTTAAGAGATACCCACCAGAAAAAGTATGGGTATTTAGTCAAAGACAGGCACTAATGAAGAATGGTGAAGCGTATAGCGGTGGTATGTTAGCACTAGCATGGTTCATTTGGTCAAAAGGTAATATTGAATCACCAACAATAGGATGGATATAATGGATAAAGATTACGAAAAAATATTTGCACTTAAGCCTATAGTTCCAGATACAGGACAAAGAAACACTAGGGTATTTAAAAAGAAAACAGTTGAGATAATGAAAAAACTTGCGGAAAAGCAAAAGAAAGAAAACAAGAAAAAATGAAATAGGTCTAATATCTGCGGGTACAAACATACACGGCACATAGCTAACACCCCCTGTATGACGCTTAAAACAGGGCAAAAATTAAGAAAAACCAAAATATTGTAGATTTTCAGACAAATATTAGGTAATTCTTAATTGTGGTACTAAGTGGACATAGTTAAGGACTGTTCATTGTCCCGAAGCAATGATTAGTGGTTGAACCTTGAGAAGCCTGTACCACACCACCTTACTATAGGGTAAAAATAGGATGGCAAGACCAAAGAAGTTTAACATCAAACCTGCGGAAATAGAAAAACTAGCAAAGTATGGTTGCACAAATACAGAAATTGCTGACTTTTATGGTTGTGATGAAAGTCTTTTAAGGAAGAGTTTTTCCGAAAATCTGACAAAAGGGCGGTCGATGATGCGTTTACGCCTTAGACAACTACAATGGAAGTCGGCAGAAAAAGGTAATGTGACCATGCAGATATTTCTAGGAAAGAATATTTTAGGTCAACAAGATAAGATAGAAACAAGCGAACTAGATGAACCTTTAGTGTGGTCGGCTGATTAATGCCACTTACAGAACCACAAAAGAAAGTAATAACAGATGACTCACGTTTTAGAGTGCTTATTACAGGGCGTAGGTTTGGTAAAACATATCTAGCCATAAATGAATTAGCGAAGTTTGCAAGTCAACCTAATAAAAAGGTATGGTATGTTGCACCTAGTTATAGACAGGCAAAGGCTATCTGTTGGGGTGTTCTCAAAGAAAAGATGATACAGCACAAATGGGTAAAGAGCATCAACCATAGCGATTTGACCATTACACTCAAGAATAATAGCCAGATAACACTAAGGGGAAGCGATAACGAAAATTCACTAAGAGGCGTAGGGTTGCACGGATTAGTGATGGACGAGTTCGCAGATATCAGCAAAGAAACATGGTTTGAGGTGCTAAGACCAACATTGTCAGATACAAAAGGTCATGCTTTATTCTGTGGTAGTCCTAGAGGTTTTGGAAACTGGTCTTATGAGTTATACAAGATGGGGGAAACCAATAAAGACTGGAAAAGCTTTCAATACACTACACTTGAGGGTGAGCAGGTAAGTGAAGACGAGATAGAACAAGCCAAGCAAGACCTAGACCTTAGAACCTTTCAACAGGAGTATGAAGCTACTTTTGTAAATTATTCGGGAATGATTTACTACAACTTCAGTAGAGATAAAAACATAGTGGACAAATACAACAAGAACACAGGAATATTACACATAGGTTTAGACTTCAACGTAGACCCTATGAGTGCTGTTGTATGCGTTATAGAAAATGATAGAATTTTTATGATAGATGAGATACAAATATACAGTAGTAATACGAATGAAATGTGTGAGGAGATTAGAACCAGATTCAAGAATGTTCAAATAGTGGTTTATCCAGACCCCAGTGCTAGGCAAAGAAAAACAAGTGCAGGTGGTTTAACTGATTTAGCTATATTGAAAAATAATGGTTTTGATGTAAGATGTAGGAGTACAGCACCTTTAGTTAGGGATAGGATTAACGCAGTAAATAGTAAGTTAAAAAATGTAAATGGTAAAAGTAGTTTATTTATTGTTAAGTCCTGTAAAAATGCGATCAAAAGCATAGAACGACAAATATACAAGGAAGGTACGCACATTCCCGACAAAGATAGTGGATATGACCATATGAATGATGCTCTAGGGTATTTAGTAGAGTATAATTTTCCACTCAAAAGGAATTTTGCACCAAGCCATCCTAAAAGGTGGAGTTAATGGATAGGGAAACACTTACAAGTAAACACGACTTATGGCATGCAAACATAGCAAATTGGGAGTTCTATATTCGTAGTTATCTTGGTGGAAATGATTATAAAAATGGCTATTACCTTCACCGCTATGTTCTAGAGTCACCCGAAGAATATGACGCAAGAATAAGACACACCCCTGTAGATAACCATTGTAAGAATGTTGTTCAGATTTACACAAGTTTTCTTTGGAGAGTTCCACCCACAAGAGATTATGGGTCATTAGATGGCGATGAACAATTAAAGTCTTTTCTTATGGACGCTGACTTAGATGGTCGCTCATTCAACACAGTTATGCGTGAAGTACAAATGAACGCTAGTATCTATGGTAATTGTTGGGTGATAGTTGATAAACCACAGTCAAACGCCAACACAAGAGCAGAAGAACTAGCACAGGATATAAGACCCTACATAAGTATTTACACCCCAGAAAATGTTGTGAACTGGAATTACAGGCGGTCAGCTAGTGGCAGGTTCTATCTTGATATGCTGATGGTGGTAGAGGATATAAACGCAGATAGAGCAATAATTAAAGT